GATGATTTATTGCTTGGTGATTGGGATAATAGATCTATACACAAGGTGAGTCATATTGATCCAGCTAAGAGAATCACAGTCTTGAAATATGAAATGCTTGATGAATACATTGATCAGATGAGAGAGAAGCTAACAGCATGCAATGAATATTACAGTCAGTATATTAATCAGTTAAATAATAAGTAGGCTCTGGTAAGCTGTAACACCCCCATCGCATAAAATCGGCAATTGTGCCATGGGGGTTATTTTAAAAAAGTATATTAATCAGTTAAATAATAAATAAAATGGAAGAACAAGAAGAAAAAGAAGGATGTGAATATGATGAATTAAGATGTGAATCAATTACACCTATTGAAATTGAAATGACACAGAATGAAGCATTAAGACAACATACTATAGTAATAGAATTTTTACATAGAGGTTGCATTGTTAGAGTTGGTTGTAAATCAATAGCATTTGAATCAAATAATGAGGCAATAAGAAAAATACAACAATATGCTTCAGATCCAATTGGAATGCAAAAAACATGGAAAGATATTTTAAATTAAACTAAAATGGAACATAAATTAAAAGGAAAGCTCATCCTAAAATCTGAGCCAAGACAAATCACTGATAAATTCAGAGTAATGGATTTCGTAATTCAAACTCCAGATGAGAAATATCCTCAGTCAATCCAATTCCAAGTGATGAATGATCGCATCCAAGAAATGGATAAGTTCACAATGGGTGAAGAGGTTGAGGTGTCATTTGATGTCAGAGGAAGAGAGCACAATGGTAAGTATTACAATACCTTGAATGCTTTCAAAATAGAGTCAAGCATATTCTAATGAAAGATATAACTGTTTGGATCCTATCCCTATTCTTGCTTGTTGCGGGAGTAGGGTTATTCTATTATGGCTTGTATTATTTCTTTGGTACAATTGGCATCTTCACGTTCATAGCCTTAACTACCTTCTGGCTGGTATTAATAAGATTTAAAAAATGAAAACCATAACAATCTATCTCAAGACTCCAGATGATAACATCAAGGAATGGATGATCAGAGAAACAAAGTCACGAATCAGCAACCGATATAAACAGATCCATATTGCTGAAGATATCGGAGTTAATACAACTCAGCTCTGGAGATTTATGAATGAGTCAAAGGTATCTGAGGACTTTTACATCAAATGGTTTAAATGGTATTCTAAAATATCCTAACTTAGCAATGTGGAATTTTGGAAAAAAGAAGCCTATCTCATTGCCAGTAAAATCACTGGAGGGAATCCAATATCTTCAGACTTGGTCAGTCACGTCTATCTATTGGTGCATGAGCTTAGCATCAGACCAGAGGATCTTCCAAGAGTCTTTGCAAGATATGCATACAACCAGTACAACTGGAGAGATTCCACATTTAATAAGTTATTCAAGACATACGATGAGCTCCCAGATATGGACTCAAGGCAATCAGATGATGAGGCATACGAAGTCACAACAGCTCAAGAGCTCTTGGATGACTATCTTCATCAGAGTCCTGAAGATGATCAGAAGATGTTCACAAAGGAGATCACAAAGATGCATCTGATGGGGATGACATATAGAGAGATCAGGACATTGACTGGCATCAGTCTTGACACAATTCACTTAGCAATAAAACAATTCAAATATGATTTATCTGATTATAATAATTTTACCAATAGGATTTGCGAGAGCTCTCCAGAGCTTCAATCTTCCTGACATTAAACCATTCAGCTGTCAGAGCTGTCTATCTTTTTGGATAGCAGTCATTGGTGCATCATTCTTTGATTGGCACCTGGTTGGATTGGCATTCATCACCTATTTATTGTCTGACTTAATATTGATCTATGAAAGTAAGTGAAGAGCTTCATCAGCAAGCTGAGAGATATAGCTCAACAAGATCCTTTGCTCTGAATGCTGGAATGAAAAGAGAGCTCAGTGATTGGTACAAAGCAATGGGATTCGGAAAGCTCAATGTGGCTTGCTCAACTTGCATCAGAAATGCAATGGGTAAACTACTGAAGTCAATCAATGATGGTGAGCAACTTAAGCCTCGTATTCATTTTATAGGAATAAAACAATGATAGTCACAGCTCCCATACCAGTATTTGGTAGATTTCCTCTTGTCAGATTAACTATCTCAAGATTAAAGAGGCAAGGAGTAACTCCGATTGTTTTAGGCCATGAGAGAGAGGCAATGGATATTGCTCAACAAATGGATGTTGAATTTATCTCCATTGACAATGATCCACTTGGCAACAAATGGAATAAAGGATTCCAGGCCTCAAAGAATTACAATGCAGATGCTGTCATCTTCATGGGATCATCTGACTGGTGTAGTGATGGATACATTCAAAGATGCAAAGAGAACAGCAAGGACTTTGGGATGATTGGTCAACTTGGCTGTCATTTCGCTGATGTATCTGATGAGATTAGACTGGTCCATTGGAAAGGATACAAGGATCAGATGAGAGAAAATGAGCCAATAGGGATTGGTCGCTTTCTTAATAGAGAATTCCTGGAGGCAATCAACTGGACTCCATTCAATGCTCAACTCAACTCTGGTCTTGACTGGTCCATGTGGCTGAAGGCTATGAAATCAAATCAAGAGATCGGCATCCTGGAATGTGACAACTCAGTGCAACTGTTATCCATCTCAACAAACAAATGGAACAACAAGCATAAGTTCACAGATCATTGGACTGGATCTTTAAAGTCAGAGAGATGTGATGTGGCATTGCTTGAGAAGGAGTTTAGTGAACTTAAGACATTACTATGATCCAATCCCATATATCAGAATCTCTTGCTGGTCTTGACAAAGGATTGATTGAAAAATATAATCTCATTCCTTATGAGAATTGCATTGGTGAGATTGTGTTCATGGGTATGTATAGAGAAGAGGATCTGGTATTATTGGCAACACATCTTGGCACCAGCACAATTGTTTGGTTTGGATCAGATGCCAAGGATCTTCCAGAGGATTGGATTAAGTTTGTTCAAAGCTCAAGGAACATTGCAGTCAGTCATCAAGTCCAAGAAACATTGGCGGCAAAAGGGGTTGACTCAATCTGGTGTCCAATCAATGCAGTCATTCCTCATCACTATCCATTGGTGCCAAATGGAGATAAGATATTCTGGTATTCAGGTAACTCTCCAGAGTATTATGGTCAAGAGCTAATCAATGAGATCAAGGAACGCATTGACATCCCTATCATCAGAGCTGGTCATGATACATTCACAAAGGAGCAACTCAAAGATGTTTACTCTCAATGCTTTCTTAATCTCAGATTGACTCCTCATGATGGCTGTCCCAATACCAACATTGAGATGGGACTGATGGGGAGGCGGTCCATTTACAATGGTGATCTTCCAGCTTCAATTCCTTGGCAATCAGTGGATGATATCTGTCAATCAATTAGGATTGAATATCTATCAAGGAATGTTGAGAATGCTTATATTAGTAAAATTTATCATAACTTTGTTAACTATGAAAGAATGTCCACGCTGTTTATTTGATGAGACCATAGCTCATATAGGTCCAGAACAATGCGAATATTGTGATCTCCATGATGAACTGGAGCTTCAAGCTAATCCACATGAACTCAAGCATATCATTGCCAAGATCAAGAAAGCTGGTGAGAGTAAAAGATATGACTGCATCATGGGAATCTCTGGAGGTATTGACTCCTCAACATTGCTATTCACAGCAGTGAGATATTGGAATCTCAAGCCGCTTGTCATTCACTTTGACAACAACTGGAATGCTCCAGAGGCAATCCATAACATGAGGACATTGGTTGAGAAGCTTGGAGTTGATTGCATCACATACAATGTCAACAAAGCTGAGTACGACAGACTCAATGATGCTTTCCTTTGGGCTGGCATTCCAGATGCTGATATTCCAAATGACATAGCAATGACTAAGCTGATGTATGATACTGCATTTAAATACAACATCAAATACATCCTCAATGGTCATGATTTCAGAACTGAAGGATCAACTCCAAAAGGATGGACATACATGGATGCCAAATATATTGAATCAGTTTATAATAAATACACTGGACTCAAGCTCCACAACTATCCTTTGTTTACATTCAAGGATCAACTATTCTATGCATTGTTAGGGATCAAGAATGTCAGACCTTTTCACTATGGATTCGATAGAGACTCAATGGAGGCTGAGATGAAGAGATTCATAAACTGGCAAGATTACGGTGGCAAGCATTGTGAAAATGTTTACACTGAATTCGTGGGATCATTCCTTTTGCCAGAGAAGTTTGGTATTGACAAACGTATTGTTTATCTCGCTGCTCAAGTCAGATCTGGCAAGCTTAGCAAAGAAGAGGCAAAGGAACAATTCAAACAAAAGTCAGATTTTGATTTCACAAAGCTCGGAGCATCAGCTGAGAGAATGATGAGGCTGGTTAACATTCATAAAAGAGATAGATCATTCTTTGATAAATATGACTTTAAAAGATACAAGCATCTGATCTGGATACTGGCTAAGCTTAAAGTGGTGCCATATACTTTCTATGTTAAGTACTGTAAATAATCGAACAATAATATATAATAAGAACAATGGCATATTCCGATGAGTTTATAATACATCTGGAGGAACTTGCTCATATCTATATTGAGGAGTGTCTGAACCACAAAAAAGAAATGATATCTAATAAAGGAGATATTGTTTTGGTATTGGATAGACATATTCCAACCATAGACTATTTTCTTAGAATCTGGATTCCTATTGTGAGAAAGGAACAGAGTATTGTTAGAGATACTTATTACAGATGGTTGGATTCTGATGATCAACTCAAATCGGACACTATCAAAAAAATAGACAACCTATTTAAAGGCTTAGCCATTGACATTGTTGGCAATGAAGGCAAAGGGATCTTCTATGCAAAGAACAGACTTGGCATGCATGATCGACAGCAACTTGAGACAAAGAATGTAGAGAAGTTTGACTTTGAATGAGTACAGTCAAAGGTTATAAACCACATGACAATCAGAGGAGCATTCATGATGCCATCAACCATGGTCATGAGAAATACTATGCTCTGAATATTGGTAGGCAGTTCGGAAAGACAATGCTTGGCATCAACCAACTACTTTGGTGGGCTATCAATGATAAAGGTTGTAAAATAGCTTGGGTTACTCCAGTTTACAAGCAAGGCAAGAAAGTATTCTCTGAACTGGAGAGGGCAACCACAGCGAGTGGATTGTTCACTTTCAACAGATCTGATCTGATGATCTCTGGCTTTGGATCAACCATTGAATTCTTTTCAGGTGAGAGACCAGACAACATCCGAGGCAATACATTTGATTACATGGTTGTGGATGAGATGGCATTTACCAGACCAGAGCTTTGGGATGAGGTGTTGAGTGCAACTGTTCTGGTCAAAGGAAAGAAGATCATATTTATATCAACTCCGAAAGGAAAGAATCATTTCCATAAGCTTTGCATGCAACCAAACTATGATGATCGCTATGCTTACTTTCATTTCACATCTTATGACAATCCTATGATTGATCCAAGGGAGCTGGATGAAAGAAAGCGATCCCTACCAGATTATGTGTTCCGGCAAGAGTATCTGGCTGAGTTCATTGACAATGCCAGTGGTATATTCAGGAACGTATCTGAATGCATAGGAACTGGATCCAAGACTGCAAAGATGTACGCTGGTCTGGACATTGGTCGAGCTGATGACTACACTGTTCTGACTATCATCAACCAGGATGGACAGATGGTCGCTGCTCACAGATGGAGGCATGATGAATGGAGCAAGATCATTGAGAAGGTGGCTGAGTTGATTAAGCAATACAATGCAATCACATTGGTGGAAGTCAACAATCAAGGTGATGTGTTCTTTGAGATGCTCCAGGTGAGATGCAAGAATCTGATTCATCCATTTGTCACAACATCCAAAACAAAGCCAATCATCATTGAGGATCTCGCTGTGGCATTTGAGCAATCAGCAATATCAATTATCAATGAGCAATGGTTGATTGATGAGCTTGATAATTTTTCCTATATTTACAATCCAAATACCAGGAATGTGAGTTATTCTGCACCAGCTGG